TGTAAGAATTCTTGGTGAAGAATATAAAGATAAAGATTTTACAGGAAGAGATTTTTGTGAAAATGAAGGTGTAAACCTGTATTATAATAAGAGAAAGCATGATTACAGTACATCAGATTTGCGTAGGAGAGTTGTAGAGAATGACTAAAATAGCCGTACTTATGGGCCGCGGAGTTGAAGGTTGTGGTGTAACTAAAAATGTAGTAGAGTTTCAAAAACTCATGGGAGTAGAAGTCTTTGCTACAATGGATAAAGTATGGCCACGCCAAAAGTCTATGGATTTTGATGTCAACTACTTTAGAGGCGCAGACTGGAATGAACTGAGTAAAAAATCACGTAAGTTCGATGATCTCATGGTATGTACAGATGTCATTGACCGAATTAATGAGTGTGATGCTTGTATTGTATTTAGTGTACCATCTAAATCACATCCTGAAGAATGTGTAGACAACTTCATTGAGATTCTAAAGCATATCAAGGTTCGCAAGTCTATTGTACAAGTAGATCATAACATTCAGTCAATCACTCGTAATGCACGTTTAGTAGATGTATTGAATGAACTCGATGTAATCATGACTCACTCTACTACAAATCCATTTGCTCAATGGGTTCGTAAGAATGGTATACAAAAACCAATTACAACCGCTGGTGTAGGTTATAACTTTGATGAAAATAAAAAGAAATATTGGAAGCCTATTGAAGAACAGCAAAGTAATGTAATCCGATGGGTTGGCCGCTCTGCTGGTTGGAAGGGTCCACAAATCCTAATTGACTTTCAACAGAAGCAAATGAAAGAACGTGGATTCATCACGATTCTTGAAGGCCTTGAAGCATCTATCGGCTATAAAGGTATCTTATATGATAACATCAATGACCCGTCAACACGCTGGGAAGTAGTTAATAAATTTCGTCCTGAAAAAGAATACAATGAAACCAGCGATTTCGAATATGGCACAGAGAAGACCAAAAACGGTGCCTACTTATACCCAGGCTATGCACACCACGATATGATGGAACGCATGAGCCTAACAGCTTTTGGTTCAGATCTATATCATCTGAAGCCAGAACAATATGGTGCTAATATTGAATATTGCCATGCTGATTGCATTGGCGGTGGCACTGTACCAATTTTTCATAGTCACTTTGGTGACCATGTAGTGCATAATAAAATAGGTAAACCAGTAGGTCAATGCGAAGACAGTGGTACTATTTTTATGTCACGAGATCCTGGTAGTTATATGGCTACTGCGGAAGTTCTTGTATCATTAGCTAACGACAATGGTGCAAGGAGTGAATGGAGGGAACAGTCGTTTGAGTTTTGGAAATCTCATTGTGATGCCATCGATGTATACGGTGATATCATTGAGAAGACCAAGAATTTTAATGGCGAGCCTGAAGGGTTAGCCGCATTTTTTGGATAGGATAAAAGAATGAATCATCTAAAATACGCAATTGTTTCTTACATGTTTGGTATTGGAATTATCGGATTAAACTTAATGGTACATAACACCATGTCTTGGATTGGTTACTTGGCTGGTAGTACTATGCTTGGAATGGGAGTCTTTGACACATGGCAATGGATAAAAAACAAAAAGTAGAACACCGCAAAGCGCGTAAAAAAGCAATCAAGCTTCAAAATTCAGCTTCTATAAAATTAAGCATGGCTGAAGCATTGAAAAGAGTTGTAAATGCAAAAGACGAATAGAGTATGGGGACATTATAAAGTTCTATATGAAGGTGATGGATTTGCCGTCAAAGAACTTGTAATCGATCCAGGTAAATCTCTATCAGACCAGTATCATGAGCACAGGTCAGAACATTGGCTTTGTGTCTCTGGTACGGTAACAATCAAGCTTGAAGCAAGAGCAGATTGTGGTCTAAGAATTCGTAAAAAAGTCAGTTTGAGACCAGGTGAGTCAGTAGACATACCTAAAAATTGCTGGCATAAAGCAACGAATCCAATTGCAGAACCCGCTCATATTGTAGAAGTATGGCGTGGTAATATACTCACTGAAGACGACATAAACCGCCGCGATTAGGTATAAATATTTTGTTCGTTGAAGCGAGCTAAAATGTATGCAGGACGCGGGTGCAATTCCCGCCTGCTCCACCAAATTTGAGGATTTATGCAGTTCAGTACAAGAATACCGAGAATGCCAATGAATCCTTCTTGTGAAGCTGATGTTCTCACGGATGCACGTAAGTATTATTGCTATACATCAAGACCCGGTGTATGTAAGAAAATCAAACGTTCATATAATAAACGTGAGAGAAAGTGGATTAAAAAAACCTTTGGGGCAGATTTAGGATCGACTGGTACTGAGTAGGTAAGTGGAGAACAGGTGTGCAAGCGACCTTAACCGTAAGAAACTCGTAAATGCAAACGATAACAATGCATCTAATGATATCCGCTTAGCGGCATGATCATATGGGTTTTTGGCTAGTTTTCCTTGAAACAGAATAAACTAGCACTTTCATAAAAAAAATATTCTTCTTGAGAGTATAAATATATCGTGATGCCGTAAGGGTCACGATATATTCTTGCTGTAAAGGAGAAAAAACATGACAAGAACTTTTACCTACCCAAGCTCGGCCTTTGTTGGATTCGAGCGACTTTTCGATGAAATGAACCGTATTTCAGATGGTCTTAATTCACCATCATATCCACCACATAACATTGTCAAAATTAGTGATGACAAGTATGTTATTGAAATGGCAGCGGCTGGAATCGATCCAGAAAAACTCGAAGTGAATCTTGAAGAAAGCAATCTAACAGTTACATATACACCTGAAAAGCGTGATGTTGAATATGTCCATAAAGGCATTTCAGAAAAACCTTTTCGCAAAACATTTACTTTACATGAGTATGTGAATGTAGAGGGTGCAGATGTTGTAAATGGTATATTGCAAATCGATCTGAAAGTAGAGATTCCAGAAGAAAAGAAACCACGTAAGATCGAGATCACAGGCAATAAACAACTATTACAGGAATAATTCATGGCATTTTTAGTTCACAACCTTCCACCAGTACATGTATGGGTGCGTAAAGAATATTTGTACGATCATCAAAAAGGACACGGTGAACTAACGCCAGGAATTTGGGTAAGTGTTAAAAGTGTTCCAGGTAAAGCACTCTACTTTGAAACACTTTTAACAGAATACGGTGCTTTATATGATAAGCTACCGTTGTCAGCCTTTGTATCCAGTGAAGAGGCTACTGGTGATTTACCACTCGACTCTTTACAATTGTGGGATTGTTTTGATTATAATCTTACAGTAATAGAAAAACCTTTACTCAGCCGTTGTGCGTTCTATGGCAAAGACCGTAAAATGCACAACGGCAAATACATGTTCACCATTGACAATTGTCATGCTGAAGACTCTACATTAGACACAAACTTCAGTGAATACGATCCTGAACACAAATCGTTTAATGTGATTGCTCTCGATAATGGTCAATTCGCTGCACAGCCTAATAATAGAGTTATATGGACAGATAACTCATTAATACCGACAGATAAAAAACAACCTGACTTCAAGGTATGTTCGCAGAACTATAGTGTTGAAGATAAAGACTACTGGAATGTCGGTCATACAGATGAATGGGCTTATAAAGACAAAGGCGAAGAAAAAGATCCAGCACTCGCGAGTATAACTGGATAATGAAAGCATTCGTTATTATCTGGATCATGACCATGACATATGGTGATATTACAGATGACATCCTTGTACAATTTGGTGGTCAAAGTTTTTGGTTTGAAAACCAAGTGCAATGTAAACAGATGCTTTCTGAGTTCGATCCCACAACACTCGTAGATGAATTTATTGCAGGTGTAGATCCTGACGTGATTTTTGATGTACAGATAGAACCACATTGTTCAGAGTTCGATACATACAATCACACATATCCGGAATACCCAGAGTTTGATAACTCACCAGGAAATATAGAACCTGAGATGCGGCTGTAATAAATATATCGGAGTTGGTAACTCGTCATAAAACAACCGACAACGGAGTATATAATGTCACTACTAGAAAAACTAAAAAAGACCAGTACGGTCAAAGCCACGGAAGTTCTTTCCGAATCTAAACTCTTCAATAAAAAAGACCTTTGCCCAACAGACATTCCAATTGTCAATGTTGCCTTGTCAGGCTCCATTGATGGTGGTTTGTCATCAGGCCTTACGGTCATTGCAGGTCCATCCAAGCATTTTAAGTCAAATCTTTCTTTGCTTATGGCATCTGCATATTTGAAAAAGCACAAAGATGCTGTATGTCTACTATATGATACTGAGTTTGGTATCACACCAGAGTATCTTCAGTCTATGGAAGTAGACCCTGATCGTTGTATTCATACACCAATCGAACACGTAGAACAACTTAAATTTGACTTGACAAAACAACTTGAAAACATCGAACGCGGTGATAAGGTTGTTATTGTTATTGATTCAGTTGGTAACCTTGCATCAAAGAAAGAATTAGAAGATGCACTTGACGGTAAGTCTGTAGCAGACATGTCTCGTGCTAAAGCTCTTAAGTCTTTGTTCAGGATTTCTACGCCATATCTCACAACACGAGATATTCCAATGATTGCAGTCAATCACACATACAAAGAAATTGGATTATTCCCAAGAGACATCATGTCTGGTGGTACAGGTATTTACTACTCAGCCAATCAGATCTTCTTTATGGGTCGTCAGCAAGAAAAAACTGGTACAGAAATTACTGGTTATAATTTCATGCTTGGTGTAGAAAAATCTCGCTTTGTACGTGAAAAGACTCGCTTACCATTGAGTATCTCATGGGAAGGTGGTATCAACAAATGGTCAGGCTTACTTGATGTAGGTCTAGACATTGGTTGGATTCAAAAACCATCTAACGGTTGGTACGAAGGTATTAATAAAATTACTGGAGAAGTGCTTACAGGTAAGACACGCCAAAAAGATACAAACACTGCAGAGTTTTGGTTACCACTACTTAAAGCTGGATTTGCTGATGCAATTCAACAAAGATTTGCAATTGGCTCAGTCAAAGCTGTAGTAGAGGATATTGAAGTAGAGGAGAGTAACAATGCCGAACCCGAAGAACTTTAGCCCATTCGTTGACCCAGATGGTGGTCAATGGATTGAGATTACAGGTGCATCTAAATACAAAGGTGTAGTCTGGCGTCCAGTCGATATTGAAATGTCAGAAGAAGATGATAAGCTAAAATTTGAAATTGAGTTTCTCACCATCAAAGGTACTGAAAGTATGTACATGCATGATGAAAACTTTCACAAATTGGCTGGTGATGTCATCTTAGATATTGTTAATGAAACTGTAAATCAAGCTGCCCCACAGGTATAATCTAATATGTCAGTAAACTCTCGTCAAATGCGGCTTGGCATTTTGTACAACTTAATGTTGTCTGAAGACTATTGCCGTAAAGTACTTCCATTCATACAGGAAGAATACTTTGAGACACAAGGTGAAAAGGTAATTGCTCAAGAGATTGCAAAGTATTTCAACAAATACAATACATCTCCATCTAAAGCAGCAATGTCTATTGAAGTCGAGTCTCGTACAGATCTGACTGAACCCATCTATAAAGAAGTTCAATCATTTCTTGAAAAAGCCGAAGAAGTACAAGCTATCGATAAACCTGAATGGCTGGTGGACAAGACTGAAGGTTGGTGTCAAGAGCGTGCCATTGTCAATGCCGTATACAAAGCGGTTGATGTCATTGGTGGTGATGACCATAAGACTCCTATGTCTGCACTTCCAGATCTTCTTCACCAAGCCATCGGCACATCATTTGACAAGTCTGTAGGTCACGACTATGTTGAAGATGTTGAAGATCGTTGGGAATTCTATAATCGTAAAGAAGAAAAACTCGAAACCGGTCTTGAACACTTTGATTATATCTTACGTGGCGGTATTCCAAAGAAAACACTTGGTGTTCTTATGGCCGGTACTGGTGTAGGTAAATCCTTGTTCATGTGTTCAATCACATCCAGTATTCTTGAACGTGGTCAGAATGTTCTATACATTACTATGGAAATGGCTGAAGAAAAGATTGCTCAGCGTATTGACCAAAATGTATTGAATCTTACTGGTGAAGAGCTTGACCAAATTGGTAAAGACTCATTCTTAAAACGATTTGCTAACTTACGTACCAAAACACAAGGCAAACTTGTTGTAAAAGAATATCCAACCGGTACTGCTGGTGCTGCTCATTT